AAAGATGCAGCCGTAATCTACTTTGAATCTGAATCTGCAATATCGAAAGATATGATTGAATCAAGAGGAATAGACTCATCAAGAGTTGTTATTGTTCCTGTTGTTACAGTGCAAGAGTTCAGAAATCAAGCAATCAGTATACTGGATAAGTATGCAGAGACCCCAAAGGATAAACGTCCACCTATGATGTTCTGTTTAGATTCACTTGGTATGTTATCAACAACCAAAGAAATCGAAGACACTGCAGAAGGTAAAGAGACCAAAGATATGACTCGTGCTCAAATCACCAAAGGTGCATTTAGAGTATTGACGTTAAAACTAGGTCGAGTTGGAGTCCCGATGATTGTAACGAATCACACTTATGATGTGATTGGTTCTATGTTCCCTCAAAAAGAAATGGGTGGTGGAAGTGGTCTCAAATATGCAGCCTCTTCAATCGTCTATCTCTCTAAGAGAAAAGAAAAAGAAGGTACAGAAATCGTTGGTAATATCATTCACTGTAAAAATGCAAAGTCAAGATTGACTGTAGAAAATAGAGTGGTTGATGTTAGATTATCATACGATAAAGGATTGGACAGGTACTATGGTCTATTAGACATGGCACTTGCATTTGGAGTATTTGAGAAATCATCTACAAGAGTTAAACTACCAAACGGTAAAACTGAATTTGGTAAGACAATTAATAACAATCCCGAAAAATACTTTACACCCGATGTAATGGAAAGATTAGAGACACATGCACAGGAATACTTTAAATATGGAACAGAGAATAGAACAGACAATACTGAAGAATCTGATTCAGAGTGATACTTTTTCACGGAAGGTGCTTCCTTTTCTTAAAGGAGAGTATTTCACCGAGAATGATGAGAGAACTGTATTTCAAGAAGTATATTCATACTTTGAAAAATACACCAAAACCCCAACTGTAGAAGCACTTCTCATTAACCTAGACAATAACACATCGTTAAACGAGAGTGTATTGAAAGGGTCAAAATCTATAGTAAACAGTTTTGGAACTAAGACAGAGGAAACCCCTCAAGATTGGTTGGTTGACGAATGTGAACAATGGTGCAAAGATAGAGCAATCTATATTGCAGTCATGGATTCCATTGAAGTCATAGATAAAACCTCTCAGCGTTCAACAGGTGAGATACCCGAACTTTTAAAGGATGCACTTTCGGTGTCTTTTGACACCAATATAGGACACGACTTCATTGAAAATTCAGATGATAGATTTGAGTTCTACCACACGGAAGAAGAGAAACTCCCGTTTGACCTAGAATATTTCAACAAGATTACCAAAGGTGGTTTACCCAATAAGACATTAAACATATGTCTTGCAGGAACTGGTGTTGGTAAATCATTGTTTATGTGTCATTGTGCTTCTGCAAATCTTATGATGAACAAGAATGTATTGTACATTACACTTGAAATGTCAGAGGAAAGAATTGCAGAAAGGATTGATGCAAACACATTGAACATTCCTATGAAAGATTTACCCGACCTATCTAAGAAACTCTTTGATAAGAAGATTGATAAAATTGCAGAGAAGACAAAAGGTAAACTTATTGTAAAAGAATATCCTACTGCATCAGCACACGTAGGACACTTCAGACATCTATTACAAGAACTTAGTATTAAGAAAGATTTCAAACCCGATATGATTTATATTGATTATCTAAACATATGTGCAAGTGCAAGAGTCAAGCCAGGCAGTGGTGCAAACAGTTATACACTTATCAAATCTATTGCAGAAGAACTTAGAGGACTTGCAGTAGAGTTTGATGTACCAATCATGAGTGCAACCCAAACAACAAGAAGTGGTTATGGTTCAACAGATGTGGAACTTACAGATACTTCGGAGTCCTTTGGTTTACCTGCTACTGCAGACTTTATGTTTGCACTGATATCTTCAGAAGAACTAGAAGAGTTAGACCAAATGGTAGTGAAACAGTTAAAGAATAGATACAATGACCCAACCATATTCAAAAGGTTTGTTATAGGTGTTGATAGAAGTCGTATGAAACTATATGATTGTGAACAAGAAGCACAAGAAGAGTTGTTTGAGAACACTGGTGTTGATGATTCTATTCCAGTTCATGACAGAGGAAGGAATGATGGTCAAAGAAGAGATTATAGTTCATTTAAGGTGGAATAGATGCACTAAATAGTGTTGTTATTATGAAGAAGAGTTTGACAGCATCAGAAGTTTTAGAGTTAATTCAATCTAGAATTGAATTGAAAAAACAACTTCGCAATGCAAAGAAAACAAAACAGGTAGACGAAAGTAAAATTATCTCTAAAAAATTGAATAAAATTGAAGATAAACTATCGTCTCGACCACTATCAAAAGTATAAATATAGGTACATAAACTTACACTTAGAGGACTTATGCCAAATTCAGAAACATACCCACAATCATCAATCGATTCATTAACAGAAGAAAAGAGTTATTTACAGGAATTACATGATTGGCATAGTAATGTTAATAAAACATACAACCTTTCACTACTTCCACAAACGGATGATAATGGTGACAGAGTTTTTCCTGCATCAGGCAGTTTTACAGGAGAAGGTAGACTTGCATATTACACTCAGTGGAGAACTGATAACCCAAATGCAATAGCATATGTTGATGGTTCGGGTGATGAATCTACAGGATATAATGTTTGGAATGAAGTAGTAAATGGAGTTGTTCATCCAAATGGAACATGTAAACCAACTTCTACACATTTAAGTAATATTCAAACCAAAATTGACGACCTTACTGCACTAATTGCCCATATGACGGACAACTTAATCTCGTAAAGTACCTTTCCAAATCTTATAAATAGTAGACAGGATACACATTTTCGTGTATAATCTACTATATGGCAGTTAAAAATTTACATTTAGAACACTTAGAAGATGAAATCATCAACAATGGTATCGATGGTGGTCGTGCAGCTATAAACTTCTTACAGGGTCTTAGAGACATGATGAAGGGAAACTCTAAGAAGAGTGTTAATATGACTGTTAAGTGGGATGGAGCTCCTGCAATCTTTTGTGGTAAACACCCCGAAACCAATCAATTCTTTGTTGCAAAGAAATCCTTATTTAATAAAGAACCTAAGTTCTATACTTCAGAACAACAAATTAAAGATGCACCCGAACTAAGTGGTGCATTAGAATCTAAGTTTTTAGACTCATACAAGTATTTGTCTGCACTATCATTTTCTGATATATTGCAGGGCGATTTAATGTTCACTGATGATAAAAATGAGAAAACTATTGATGGAGAAGACTTCATCACATTCCAACCCAACACTATCTTGTATGCAATTCAGAAAGATTCTGAAGTGGGTAAAGAAATTGACCGTGCAAAACTAGGAATAGTATTTCACACAACCTATTCGGGGACTAGTATTGAAACACTAAGTGCATCATTCGGTGCAGATACATCTAAGTTGGGTAAGAGCAGTGATGTATGGGTAGACGATGCATCATATAAGGATGTCAGTGGTAAAGGTTCGATGACTGCAAAGGAAACATTAAAGTTAACACAAACACTAAGTGCAACAGGTAAACAATTCCATAAGATTACAAAACCAAACTTAGTTAAATTTCAAAAAGTGCAAGAGATGATTAATGCAAAAGGTGCTGGTGCATCTTATAAGACATACTGTAATGCACAAATCAGACAAGGAAAATTCAACCCAACCTATGAGGGATATCTAAAACACTTTGAAAACTACTGGAGAGATAAAGTAGTTGCAAAGGTTAAGATGGAAAAGACTAAACAAATCAAACAAGAGATTGGTGAACAAGTCTATGCAGAACTTAGAGGTCTTAAAACAACTATAGAAGCACTAACTAAATTCATGAATGGATTAGTGATATCAAAACAACTTATTATCAATGCATTAAACAGAGTCAAATCAATCGGTACTTTTAAGAAGACTGCAACAGGATTTGAAACGGTAAACCCCGAAGGTTATGTTGCAATTGATACTAATGGTAAAGCAGTAAAACTTGTAGATAGAATGGAGTTTGCATTCAATAACTTTACTGTTGCAAAGGACTGGGACAAGTAATGAAATCATTTGGTCAGTTCAATGAGGATATTAGAGTCCGTATAAATATAGGTGATACTATACTTGGTGGTAAATTTAAGAACAAGAAAATTGTTGTTAAAGATATAGGTAAGAACGAAAAGGGAGACATTACAATTAATGGTAAACCTTTACTTAAATACAGGATAATACCTAATGAAAACATTTAATAAATTCTTAACAGAAGCAACAGATAAAGGTGCAGTGTTTTCATTTGGAAGATTCAATCCACCTACAACAGGTCATGCTAAGTTAGTAGACAAACTCAAACAGGAATCTACTGGATATACTCCATTGATTTTTACATCACATTCAACCGATACAAAGAAGAATCCTTTAAGTCATAGAGATAAGATTAAGTTCTTAAGAAAGTTCTTTGGTAGGATAATTGTTGACTCACAAACACGAACTGTATTTGAAATTGCAGTAGAGTTACACAACCAAAAGTATAACAAAATCAAAATGGTAGTTGGTTCAGATAGAATCAGAGAGTTTGAAATGTTATTGAAAAAGTATAACGGAGTCAAAGCACGACATGGGTACTACAAGTTTGATGACATTCTTGTTGTATCTGCAGGAGAGAGAGACCCCGATGCAGATGACACTAGTGGAATGAGTGCATCAAAACTTAGAGGTCTTGCACAAGACGGAAGGTATGATGAGTTTGCAGAAGGTGTTCCAACAAGAAACAAGAAAGACAAAGAACTACTTTATAAAGCAGTAAGAAAGGGAATGGGTATTGCAGAAGGTACACTACCCACATACATGTATGAAGATTTGATTACAGAAGGGGTCTATGACCCTGGCACATTCAAAGCAGTTTTCTTTAGTGGAGGGCCAGGCAGTGGTAAGTCAACAGTAGTTGATGCACTTGCACTAAAATCACTTGGTCTTAAACTAGTAAATACAGATAAAGCATTTGAACTAGGTCTAAAGAAAGCAGGAATGACACTTGACCTTAGAGGTGCAGACTTTAGTAAAGTAGACCCTATCCGTGCAAATGCAAAAAGGGTGACTGGAAAGGGTATGGATATGTATATTGATGGTAGACTTGGATTGATATTTGACACTACCAGTGCAAACTTAGATAAAGTCAAACAATACAAAGAAATGTTAGATGGTATTGGATACGAATCTAAGATGATACATGTTAGTACATCACTTGCATTTGCACAAAAACGAAATGCAGAGAGACCAAGGAAATTACCACCCGAAATAGTAGAGAAAGATTGGAATAATTCAACTCGAAACATGATAGCATTACAGAGAATATTCAAAGGTGACTTCTTATCAGTATCAAATGATGATGATTTAAAATCACTACAAACTAAAGCAAACAAACTCTATGCAAAACTCTTGAGATGGACTACTTCATTCCCAAGTAATAAACTTGCAAAGAAGTGGAAAGACCAAGAACTACAGTTAAAGAAATCATAAATAGTACTATGGATTTATTAGATAAGATACTCAACGAAGTAAAACAAGACAAAGATGTCAAAGACAAGGATGGAACTCAACCTGCAAAATACTATGCAGGAGATATGTCTAAGTCCACAAAAGATAAAAGAGATGCACACTTCAAAGCAAAAAAGAGTGGCCCAGCACCTGGCGATGCATCTGCAGAGACTAAAAAGTCTAAACACACTATGAAATTTGATAGAATGTTTAATGAAGATAAAGGACTCGATGCAAAAGCAAAAAAATCGGGTATCTCTAAATCTATCTTAAAGAAAGTTTACGATAGAGGATTAGCTGCATATAAGACTGGTCATAGACCTGGCGCAACTGCACCCCAATGGGCAATGGCACGTGTTAATTCTTTTATCACTAAAGGTAAAGGAACATGGGGTGGTGCAGACCAAGACCTTGCAAAGAAAGTCAGAGGTGAATCAATCGAAGAATCAGTTGATGTCAAAAAGGTACTATCGAAAATTAAAGGTCTTAGTAAAAAACAATTAGAAGCATTATCAACAATGAACACTTCACAATTAACAGTTGTAGTTCAACAGTTAAGTGGTTTGGTCATGGGTGAACAAGATGAATGTTGGGACGGATACACACAAAAAGGTATGAAAAAGAAAGGGGACAAAATGGTGCCCAATTGTGTTCCCGAAGAAACAGTCAACGAAAATGTTGCAGTTAAACAAGCAGAACTTAAAGCAAAACAAGTCGAAGAGATGGAAAGACTTAAAGAGAAACAAGAGAAAGAACTTGAAGCACTTAAGTTGAGACATGAAAGAGATAACGAAAAACTTTCAAAAGAAAAGGACGGGGAGTCAGAACGAGATAGACTTTCCAACGAATCGGTAGAAGAAGGTAAGTATGTTTCAGACTATAGAGATGTTTTGGGTGTTATTTTAAAGAAGATTGGACTCAAGGTTGAGAAAGAATTTCTAAAGAACCAAGAAAAAGGTATATCAATCATAAATACATTAGGTGCAATGGTTGGACATAAAGTAACCGATAAAGGACAAGACAAACACAGATTATTCCTTAAGTTCGGTGAAGAGTTAGAAGAAGGATATGCAGAGAGACTAAGAGACAAAACTAAGTCTCAACAGAAAGCACATCAAAAGGCAATGATGAAAATTGCAAGAAAATCTATCAAAGACTATGATAAAAGAAATAAGAAATCTGAAGAAGTCGAAGAGGATAGAGATTACAAAAAGGAATATGAGAATTATCACTCAGACCCTAAACAGATTAAAAGACGTGCAAAGAGAAATGAAGCACGAAGAAGTTTAAAGAACAGTAAGAAACTTACTGCAGATAAAGACGTACATCATAAGGATAACAATCCTATGAACAACGATAAGTCTAATCTTAGTATTGTTTCTCAGAATTACAACAGAAAAGAACCTCGTATGAGGGACAAACTAAAGGAAAAGGGGTGTTTACCAAATGGCAAAAGGAAATAAATTTAACAACGGAGTATGGGAACAGGGAACACCCGAAATCGTACTTGCATATCAACACGACACACCTGGCCAGAAGGTAGAAGAATATGTAGAAGGTCTTCAACTTCAGAATGAGAAGAAGAAACTTAATGCAAAAAAACAATTCACACAAGTATTCGATAATCCTCTAAAAGGTTTCCCTTACAACGAAGAGTTTGAAGTAAAGGAAATTAAAGAAGAAACTGTATCAGAAAATGCAGACATGGTAATCCATGTTGATGATAAACTTCAAACAAATCTTGTTACTAAAATGGCAAGTAAATTCGGACTAACA